TAAAATTTAAATAATTGGAGATAAAAAATTATGGCAAACTCAACATCAGCTAATTTAAAATTAACTGTACAAGCAACTGGTGAAAACTCAGGAACTTGGGGTCAAATCACAAATACAAACTTATTAATTTTAGAACAAGCTATCGGTGGTTATTCTGCAATTACAGTTAACGCAACTACTGGTGCAACTTTAACTTATTCAAACGGTGCTTTATCAAATGGTAAAGATGCTGTAATTAAATTAACAGGAACTATCACTGGAAACATTGATGTTGTAATTCCTGATTCAGTAGAAAAAACTTACATTGTTGAAAACGGAACTTCAGGTGCATTCACTGTAACTTTTAAAACAAGTTCTGGAACAGGTGTAACTTGGGGATCAACTGACAAAGGTACTAAGATGGTTTACTCTGATGGTACTAACGTTGTTGACACAGCTTTTACAGATTTATCTTCAGACATTACTCCACAATTATCGGGTATCTTAGACACAAATGGTAATGATATTATTGTTGATGACGCTGGTGCGATTGAAGATGATTCAAACAATCCATATATTAGATTTCAAAAAACAGCTTCAGCTGTTAACTACTTTGATGTAACGAACCAAGCAACTGGTTCAGCTCCTGAAGTAGCAGCAGTTGGATCTGATACAAATATTGATTTTAATTTAACTCCAAAAGGAATTGGAAGAGTTACATTAAATGGTAATGGTAAAATTCAAGGTCTTGCAGAAAAAGTAAATGTTAATGGTACATACACTTCAAACATTAATATTGATACAAATACTCAAGCAGTTCAATTAGACACTGCAGCAGCTACTGCAAACTTTACAGTTAATTTAAGAGGTGATGGTTCAAATTCTTTAGATGCTTCTATGGATACAGGTGAATCAATTACCGTTGCATATATTTCAAAACAAAATGCAACAGCTTATTATAATACTACAGTACAAGTAGATGGTTCTACAGTAACTCCAGTATGGCAAGGCGGAAGCGCTCCAACTGGTGGTAACTCAACATCAAATGATGTTTACACTTACACTGCAATTAAAACTGCAGCGTCAACATTTACTGTACTTGCAGCACAAACGCAATTCGCGTAATAAAAGGAGGATAGAAAGATGCCTATATTAGGTTCATTTGGAGCAGGATCAAAAGGCGGCTTCGGAAAAGGTGGAGCTGTAATATATGAAATACAATATTTAGTTGTCGCTGGAGGCGGTGGCGGCGGAGCTAATGGTGGCGGCGGAGCGGGAGGTTTTAGAACTTCTGAAGATTCCTCTACTTTAGAATTAGAAGCTGGCGAATACACAATTACAGTTGGTTCAGGTTCAGGCCCTGTTCCAGGAAATGATAGTTGCCCAAGAGGCGGAGATTCAGTTTTTGAAACAATCACTTCAACAGGTGGCGGTGGAGGTGGCTATGGTAACCCAGAAGCTAATGGTGGAAGTGGTTCAGTTCAATTCCCTTCAAAGACAGGTAACACTCCTCCAGTTAGTCCCCCTCAAGGTAATCCTGCGGGACCACAAATTCAATCTGGTGGCGGTGGAGCTGGCGGTCCTGGAGGAGATTCTACTCCAGGTGGAGGACCCGGTGGAGTTGGAAGAGATAGCTCTGTATCGGGATCTTCAGTAGAATATGCTGGCGGTGGAGGTGGCGGCGGCTACATTCCAAACCCAAACCCAGGACCTGCACAAGACGGCGGTGGAAATGGAGCTGCTAGAACTGGTTCTGGTCAAAATGGTACTAATGGAAAAGGCGGCGGTGGCGGCGGAGCGGGTGTAGACGGATCCCCTCCTAATGGTGCTGGTGGTTCAGGTGTTGTAATTGTTAGAGCACCTTCAGATGCAACTTTTACTGTTGCTCCAGGAACTAATACAACTTCGACTGCACCAAACGGTGACAAAGTAGCAACGTTTACAGTTTCAGGAACACTTACGGTAGAATAATGGCAACATTTGCAAAATTAGACGAAAACAACATAGTCACTCAAACTATTAAAGTAGGAAATGATGTACCTACTTCAAATGGTCCTTTAGGTGAAAATGATATGCATGTTGATGGAGAAACTTATTGTACAAATACTTTTGGCGGAACTTGGAAACAGTGTTCAGCGACAAATGCTTTTAGAAAACAAAATGCAGGTATAGGAGATACCTACGATGCTGTTAAAGATAAATTTATAAGACCACAACCTTATCCATCTTGGACTTTAAATGCTAATGATGATTGGCAAGCTCCAGTAACAAGACCAGCAGATGAAAGTTTGTTTATAAGTGACACTGTAGTATTAAGATGGCCTTTCTGGAACGAAGAAAACTACAGATGGCAAAGTGAAAATGTTTTAGAAGATCCAATGGTTGCTTATCATTGGGATACAAACACCAATACTTGGGTAGTTAGCTAGCCTTTACTTTACAAAAAATTTATAGTATACATCATACATATAAAGTATGAATATTATAGATTTATTCCCAACTCCTGTATGTGAAAAATATTTAGAGCCTTTATCTAAATCTACTTTACAAAAATTTTTTAAATATGAAACAAAACCAGACTGGGAGTTTAAAGTTTTACAAACTAAAAATACTTACATTCTTGAAGAAAAACCTTTTAAAAATTTAAAAAAAGAAATTAATTTTTTTATACAACAATATGTAAATGAAATATTAAAACCTTCAAGTAATTTAAATTTTTATATTACACAATCTTGGTTAAATTATACGGGCGAAAAACAAATACACTATCCACACTTTCATCCCAACTCTATTATATCTGGAGTTTATTATATATCTGCTGATCCAAAATTAGATTTTATTAGATTTAAAAAAAATGTATTTGATCAAATTAAAGTATATCCTAAACAATTTAATAAATATAACGCAGATACTTGGTGGATACCTGCAGCTACAAACAAACTTATTTTGTTTCCTTCTTGTTTAATGCATGAAGTTGGTAATGTTGAAGAAACTTATGGTAAAAGAATAAGTCTAGCCTTTAACGTTTTTGCAAAAGGAGATTTTGGTTCAAGAGAAACATTAACAGAATTAAAACTATGAACATATTAGGATTACAGAAAAACCATAATTCGTCAGTTGCTTTATTTTGTGACTTTAAATTAGTTTATTATAATCAAGAAGAAAGACTATCTAAAATTAAAAATGATAGTTTTTTTCCCATACACACTTTAAATGAAATTAAAAAATTAAATATTAAAATAGATAAAGTAGTTGCTACAGGATATGATACCTATGACGCTCATCTTGTTTATGGGTATATGTACAAGATAGGTTTGATTGATTCCCCTTATGAAAATGCAGTTCATTTTTATAAATCACATCATTTAAATCATGCGGTAAAAGCCATGTATTCTTCTAATATGGATCAAGCAGTAATATTAGTGGCTGATGGTAGAGGATCTAACTACATACTGGATAATGGTAAACAAGGACATGAAGTTTTTTCTGTATACTTTGCAAGTATAGAACACGGATTTGATTGTTTATATAAAAGACTACAAACTACCAGAGAAGGACATAAAGCAAAAGTAAGAGCTAATGAAATTTATGGCTTTGACTTTATAACTGATGCAATTACACTCAAAGGATTTAAAAATTTTGATGTAGATTATAGACCTGTTTCAGGAGCTTTTTATAGTAGAATGACAAATCATTTAGGTTTTAAAACAAATGATGAAGGAAAACTTATGGGTTTGCAAGCTTATGGAAAACCTAATAAAAAAATACAAGAAATTTTATCTAAAGATGATTTATTTTTTTATAAAAATAAATATAGCAAAAATATTAACTTTACTGTTAATGTTGAAAAATACCCAGAACTTTATTACCACAAAAAATTAGGTTATAAACAAATTCACTATGATATGGCTTATGAAAGTCAAAAACAATTTGAGTATCAAATGGTTGAACTTTTGAATAGATATGCAAACAAAGCAAAAAATATTATTATAACTGGTGGTTGTGGATTGAATGTTGTTTTTAATTATAGACTAAAAAAAGCTCTGCCTAAAGATATTAATCTTTACATTGATCCTTTATGTGGTGATGAAGGTAATAGTATTGGAGCTGCAATAACCTTTGGTAAATATTGTGGAACACGAAATAGTTTTGATAATATTTATTTAGGACCTGAACCTGTTTATAATCTAGAAAAAGGTAATGATAAAATAGAGACTGTAGTTGAACATTTACTTAATCAAAAAATTGTAGGTTTATATCAAGGTAGAGCAGAAGCAGGTCCTAGAGCTTTAGGAAACAGGTCTTTATTGTTAGATCCAAGAATCAAAGATGGTAAAGATATAATGAACAAAGTTAAAAACAGAGAATGGTTTAGACCTTTTGGTGCATCAGTTTTAGAAGAAGAAGCACATAAATGGTTTGACATGGCTGGTTTAAAAGAATCCCCTTATATGTTATATGCTGTTGAAGCATTAGAAGGAGTTAAAGAAAAAATACCTGCGGTAATACATGTAGACAATACATGTAGAATACAAACAGTTAATGAAAAACAAAACCCAATATTATACAAAATTTTAAAATTATTCTATGAAAAAACTAAAGTACCTATATTAATGAATACTTCTTTTAATTTAGCAGGAGAAACATTGGTAGAGACTCCTGAAGATGCTATTGAAACTTTTAATAAATCAGATATAAATTGTATTTATTTTGCTGATATCGAAAGGATTTACAAGTAATGTATTTAAAATACAATGTATGGTTTTTTAAAAATGTTTTAGATAAAACATGGTGTGATAACATCATTAAAAAATATAAAACAAAGGCTACTAAAAAAGGTAAAATTGGTGGTGATGGTGTAAAAATATCAGCTAAAAGAATCAAAGAACGTAGAAATTCTAATATAGTTTGGGTACATGAAAAAGAAATTTATCAAAAATTAAATCCATATTTACATGCTGCAAATAAAAATGCAGGTTGGAATTTTGAAATAAGTTGGTCTGAAGATATACAGTTTACTAAATATACTAAAGGTCAATATTATAACTGGCACATGGATTCTTTTATTAGTCCTTATAAAAATCATAGATATTCTCAGTATGAAGGAAAAATAAGAAAAATATCTTGTAGCGTATTATTAAATGATCCTAATGAATATACTGGAGGAGATTTAGAAATAGGTCAGAATAACAATGTTGAAACACCTTTGGAAGACAATAAAATAAATATGAGTCAATCTAATTTAGGACAAGGGTCTATTATTTTTTTTCCTGGATTTATATGGCATCGTGTTACACCTATAACAAAAGGAACAAGGTATAGTTTAGTAATGTGGACAGTAGGAAAACCTTATGTTTAATAAAAATAAATATCAAATATGTAGAAATATAATTAGTAAAGAACTAGCTAATTTTTTATTTAATTATTTAAGAATGAAAAAACAAACTTTTTATTCTTTAAAAACAGCAAAAATTAAAACGTACGATTTATTAGGTTTTGATGGAGATGACCAGGCAGCAGGAACATATGCTTGTTATTCTGATATTGCAATGGAGACATTGTTAGCTATTACAAATAAAGTTTTAGAGAAAAAAACTAAATTAAAATTATCTCCAACTTATTCATACACTAGATTATATAAAAACGGAGACATATTAAAAAAACATAAAGATAGATTTAGTTGTGAAATTTCTGGAACTTTAAATTTAGGGGGAGACATGTGGCCCATATATCTAGAAAATACTAAAGGAAAAGAAATCAAAGTTGAATTAAATGCAGGAGATGCTTTACTATACTCTGGAAATATTCTTCCACACTGGAGAGAACCTTTCACTGGTTACATGTGTGGACAAGTATTTTTACACTACAACAATAGAGCAACAAAAGGTTGGGATAAAAATCTTTATGACGATAGACCTCATTTGGGATTTCCATTTAAAAGAAAAACAACATGATAAAAATTTTAGATAATTTTATACCTTTAAAGATACAAAATAAATATATTGATTTATTAGATAGCCAGGAAATAGCTTGGTTTTTTATGAAAGATCTTGTTTATAAGGAAAATAAATTTAATTTTAAAAATAAAAATATTACAGATACGTTTGCGATGGTTCATACTTTATTTGGCAGTGAAGGAGTAAATTCAGATTTTTATGATTTTTTTCAAACCATATTAACTTTTTTTCGTATTAAAGAAAAAGTTGATATTAAGGATATAATTAGGATTAGAATACGAAGAACTTTTCCCAGTAAAGAACATACTAAGGATAAATACAACGTTCCTCACATAGATGTTAAAGATCATTTACCATACAAAACTTTATTATATTATGTAGATGATTCTGATGGAGATACTATTTTTTTTAAGAATAAAATAACTGATAATATATTATTAGATTCTGAAGCAATTGAAGATCAAAGAGTATCTCCTAAAAAAGGTAGAGCTATTTATTTTGATGGAGGCATATATCATTCTGGAAACTGTCCCATTGACTTTGATAAAAGAACAATTATAAACTTTGATTTTAAGACATGAAAGATTTTATTAAAAAACATTTAACTAACGTTAAAAAAGCTACACAAAAACAAAAAGAAAAAGAATTTTGGGATGTGTCTGGTATTCTTAAAGGCAGATTAAATCAAAAGTTAAAATATGATTTAAGACCTTATAAAATTGATACAGAAGGAAGAAATGTTAAACCCCTAACTTCATTATCTAAAGCTGATAAAATTGTATTTGAACAAATAGATAAATGGGTTATTGTTGAAGCAGCTGAACTACATGGTTTTATTATGACACATAGATTAAAAGAAATTAATCTTGAAGACATAATTAGTGCTTTAGAATGGAATATAAACATACAGAAATAATTAAAAATTTTCTTGATGAAGAAGATTTTTATAAAATTAAAAGTATTATGTTCTCCAATGAGTTTCCTTGGTTTTTTAATGAGTTTCAAACAACTGGTAAAAACGATGGGTTTTTTATGGGACATAATTTTTATCACAGCCATCAAAAAAACTCAGTTTATTACAATTCAATTATAGAGCCTATACTAAAAAAACTTAAACCAAATATGATTAGTGAAATAAGGGCCAATTTATTATTTAAAACAAATAAACATATGCAATCTGACTTTCATTTAGATAAAACTTTCTTTTGTAAAACAGCTATATTTTATGTTAATACCAATAATGGATATACTTTACTTAAAGATAAAACTAAAATTAAAGCAGAAGAAAATAAATTATTAATTATAGATTCAAAAACATACCACGCTGCTGTAACACAAACAGATGTAGAAAGAAGGATGGTTATAAATTTTAATTATTTATGATAAATTATCAACAATATATGTTTGGTCCTTTGTTGTTTAGAACACAGGTTACAGAACAGGATATTAAAAAAGTAAAAAAACTTTGTAGTAAAAAAAACAAAGATGCTAGAGATTCTTTAGCAGGGATTATTGATAATGAATATGAAATAAATCAAAAAGAATATGCAAAAATTCTTTCACCATACCTACAACCTTTTAAAACAGCTTTTGATTCTTGGTATAAAACTGACATATCAAAAATACAATGCAATTCAGCGTGGGTAAATTATATGAAAAGTGGTGAATCAAACCCACCCCATATACACATCAACTGTCAACTATCTACCGTTTTATATTTACAAATACCTTCTGGATTAAAAAAAGAAAATAAAGAGTATAGAGGTAAATCCGCTGGACCCGGATCTGTAGTTTTTACTTATGGAGAGAGTAGAGATTATGCAGTAGATGAAAAATCTTTTTTACCTGTTAAGGGTGATTTTTTTGTATTTCCATATAATTTAAAACATTATGTATCACCTTTTAAAAGCAAAGGAGAAAGAATATCTGTTTCAGCTAATTTTCAAATACTATGAAAAAAATAAATTTAGAGTGTTATGGTTTTCAAGACCAGTTTAAACACCATGCTAAAATTAAAAATCAATTAATAAAACTTTTAAATAAAACACAGAATGATTTTGATCGCCATCCTAATGATGAAATTGATTATTTAGATTGGCAAAATAGTGAAAATATGGAAAGACCATGGGTAAAATTTATAATACCTTTATTAGGAGAACATTTTTTAAAAACTATAAAACATTTAAAATTAAATAAAGTGTACATTAGAAATTTGTGGTTTCAAAAATATAAAAAAAACGGAGTACATAATTGGCATATACATAGTAATAACTATACTGGTGTTTACTACTTAAAGTTTCCTAAAGGTGCTACTAAAACACAACTAGTAAATAAAAATAAAATATTAGAGATAAATGCAAAAGAAGGTGATTTAGTTATTTTTCCTAGTTTTGTAATACACCGATCTCCAAAAATAATTAATAATATAGAAAAAATTATTATTTCTTTTAATTTAGATTTTGATAAAATAGATGACGATTTTAAAGTATGAAATTTGCAATAAGAATTGAAAAACAACTAAAAAGATCAACTTGTCTTTATGGATTTGATTTTGATAATTTTGATGGTAAAAACTTTATAGATATTATTGATAAATCTTTAGCTAAAGATAACAGGTGGAATTATAATAGTAATGTTAAAGGAAAAAGAACAACTAATATATTTTTAGAAGATCCTAATTTTAAATCTATTTTGTTTGCTAGTAAAAACTATTTATCAGCATTTACAGATATATTGAATCCAGAACATGTTCTTTGTGATGCCTATGGTATTAGACTTGACCATGGAGATTGGACTGCTAATCACAGACATGGACAAGCAGATGTTTCAGGTATACTTTACTTAAGTAGTAGTAATCAAAAATTATTTTTTCCAAGCCTTAAAATTCATATTAAACCAGAGCCTGGAAGAATATTATTTTGGGATAGTTTATTGAGACATGAAGCTAAACCTAATCTAGAAGATAATCCTAAACACGCTATAGTTTTTAATCTTTATTACGCATCGGGACAATATTCAGAATATATTTCATAGAATAGTTATCTTTACAGACATGTAGTATTGAAATATAGTACTACCAAAATAATAAAAAGCATATATAATGAGGTGCTATGCTTCAAAAACTACAGTTTAAACCAGGTTTTAATAAACAAATAACACAATCAGGAGCTGAGTCTCAATGGACTGATGGTGATTTTGTTAGATTTCGATATGGACTACCTGAGAAAATAGGTGGTTGGGAACAATTAACTATTGACAATAGCACTCTTCCCGGTGCAGCAAGGGCTCAACATGTGTGGACTTCTTTAGCAGGAGAAAAGTATGCAGCAATTGGTACATCACAAGGTTTGTTTTTATATTACGGTGATAAGTTTTATGACATTACACCCTTAGATACAGCAATCACTGGAGCTGATTTTGATGCTACAACCGGTTCTCCAACAGTTACTGTAAACAAAACTTCTCATGGATTAAGTGCTGGACGATATGTAACATTTTCTAGTGTTACTGTTCCAACAGGATCAGGTTATGCAACAACAGATTTTACAGAAAACACATTTGAGATATCAAATGTAACTGCAAATGCATTTGATATTACTATGCCATCTAATTCAGCAGGTACAACTTCAGGAACAGGTTCTGCACAAATTGATCCTTATGTAGTTGTTGGTCCAACATTTCAAACTGCAGGTTATGGGTGGGGTACATACTTATGGGGTGATTCAACATGGGGCACGGAACGTACAACAAGTGACGTGATTCTGGATCCAGGCCTCTGGAGTCTTGACAACTTTGGTCAAATATTAATTGCAACTATTAGAGACGGTCGAACATTTACTTGGGATGCAGGAGCATCTAATCCAAGAGATAATAGAGCAGCAGTTATGTCAGGTGCACCAACTGCATCAAGATTAACTTTAGTATCGGATAGAGATAGACATTTATTTCACTTTGGAACTGAAACAACAATTGGAACTTCATCAACACAAGATCCAATGTTTATAAGATTTTCAAACCAAGAGGATTATAATACCTATCAACCGACCGCAACAAACACTGCAGGTACATTTAGATTGGATACAGGAAACAAGATTGTATCTGCTATTCAAGGTAAAGATTATGTATTTGTATTAACAGATAGTGCAGCATATGTAATTCAATTTGTTGGTCCACCATTTACATTTAGTGTTAGACAAGTTGGAACCAACTGTGGATGTATTGGACAAAATGCAGTTAGTTATTCTAATGGTATGATATTTTGGATGTCAGGTGAAGGTGGATTTTTTGCATTTGATGGTACGGTTAAAGCCATACCATGTTTAGTAGAAGATTTTGTATTTACCACAACTGGAGATAATTTAGGAATTAACTACAATGCTAATGAAATTATATATGGTGAACACAATACTTTATATAATGAAGTTACTTGGTTTTATCCAAAAGCCGGAAGTATACAAATTGATAGATGTGTTACTTATAACTACGGAGAAAACTGTTGGACAACTGGATCATTAGCTAGAACATCCTATGCAGATACAGGTGTATTTGGTGTGCCTTATGCAACTGAATATAATTCAACAGCTACACCTAATTTTAATATTCAAGGAATTACAAATTTATACGGAGCATCAACTTACTATGCTCATGAAACCGGAACCGATCAAGTTAATTCATCAGGCACTACTTCTATTAATGCATATATTCAATCTGGTGATTTTGATATTGCTGCAAGACGAAGTGCGTTAGGAGGTACAACTGGACTAGCTGATCTTAGAGGTGATGGTGAGTTTATTATGTCTATGAGAAGATTTGTACCAGACTTTCAGGTATTGACCGGTAATTCAAAAGTTACATTATTATTAAATGATTATCCAAGTAACACAGCTGCAAGCTCACCTCTTGGTCCCTTTACAATTACATCATCCACTGATAAAGTGGATACTAGAGCAAGAGGAAGACTGCTTTCAATTAAAATAGAAAATGATGCTGTAGGTGAAACTTGGCGTTATGGAACATTAAGAGTAGATATAAAACCGGATGGTAGAAGATAATGGCATACACAACACAATACGGATTACCACAAAACGTAGTTAATTATTTAAATCAACAATTACC